ATGGAGTCATCACAGAGAGCTTGGACGCATCTGCAGGTCGTCCTGGGCATCTTTCCCCGTGTGGACGCAATGCTGGCCGTTGTGCTGGGTGTGGACACAGCAATGTCTGGTGTTTTTTTCGCCAAGTGGCCGGCGCCGGAAAAGGCCGGACCCTGGTTGGTGATCCTTACAATTGCGTTCGCGTTGTTCTCGGCACTTTCATATCTTGCTATCTATCGTGCCGCGTTCCCAAACCTGGATTCGGCCGGTAGGTCTTCGGTGTTCTTTGGCGACGTCGCGAAAATGACGCAAGCTGAATATGAGCGATCACTGCTTGATGTGACTGACCGCGAACTCGCTGGAGATATTGCGCATCAGGTGTGGAGGAACTCGTCCATTCTGACCGTAAAGTTCAAATACCTTCGGAGGGCGCTTGGTTGGTTGATGGCGTCCGTCGTCCCATGGACTATCGGCCTACTGACAATATCCATTGCCAACTGACTATCAAGGAGCTCGACCGTGGGTTTGAAGGAAGACATCGAGGCCGAGGTGAGGGGCGTTATCGCGACGACCTGGAGCCCGCGAAACTCCGTCACCGTTCCCACCCCGGAAGACGTCGCGTTGGGTTCTGGAGCGGTCAACATCGATGCGGCAATGCTCTATGCTGATCTTGCGGAGTCTACGAGGATTGCGATGAGCCTGCCTGCGTGGCTGGCCGCTGAGATCGCTAAAGCGTTCTTGGCAACGAGTTGTCGAATAATTCGTCACCACCGCGGGCACATCCGCAGTTTCGACGGAGACAGGGTTATGGGTGTCTTCGTCGGGGAGGATAGATGTGTCCGTGCAGCGAAGGCCGCACTGCAAATTTACTGGGTCGTCGTGCACGTTTTGAGGCCGAATTTCAACCGTTACTCGGTGTTTTCAGATAGCGGCATCACTATCCGGCATGGTGTAGGAATAGACACCGGGCAGGTTTTCGTCGCGCGGACAGGTATTCGGCGGAACAACGATCTTGTCTGGGTCGGGCGGTCGCCTAACATCGCCGCAAAACTAGCGTCTGTTCGAGACGGGTACTACGCGACATACGTTACCGAGGACGTATTTATGCAGCTCGACGACTCCACATACTACAAAGAGGGGAACAGCGGTCTAGGAAGCGAGATTATGTGGGAGCAATGGCGATGGCCTGATGCGCCAGCAGGAATAAATGCCCTCATGTACAGGTCGTCTTGGACATGGGTGCCACCCAGCGGCGCCTAATTTTGAGAGCCTGAGGGCTTCACGCGCGGTACGCTCTTGTCGTAGACCTTCATCATCGCGTCTGTGACGCCCAGTGCATCCTGGCGTTCAGCGCGGTTTCCCGCCGTGTCGGTACCGCCCTTTCGCTTGAGGTCGTGGAGGCTGAAGCGCTCCTCGGAGGATATGGTGCCAGCGCTCAGCGCGAGTTGGATGAAGCGCTGCCAGGTGCTGTCCAGGCTAGTCTTCTGCAGCGGCTCGCCGTGTTCTGCTAGGAAAAGGAAGCGCAACTCGGCGCGAAGTGGCACGGGCAGGCCATGGCGCTTGATGATGGAGTCTCGACGCGCAATGGCGGCATCCCAGGCGATACGCAGTCGCGGCGTCCATATCACAAGGTTATCCCGGCTACGCTTCCTGCGGTTCGTGTGCAGCCCCTCGGCCGTGCCCTGTGCTTCGGTCAGGGTGAGCGTCTCAATACCGCGCAACCGGCATAGATAGCCCAGCTCCATGATCATCCACAAATATGGCGGCACTGAGCCCTCAGTTCTTGCCGCACGCTGGGCGCGCTCCCGTGCGAAGTTGAGTAACTTGATGTATGCATCATCAGTGGGAAGGCGCTGCCGCTTGCGCTCCTTCGCCTGCTCCAAGCCCTGCGCTGGGTTGTGGTTCACGATGCCCCGATTCAATGCCCAGCGGAAAACGAGCCGTGAGTAGCGCAGCACCTTGTTTGCTTTAGTGGGTGTTCCTGCCGATTCGATCCGGTCAACAAGCCGCTGAAAATTGTGATTTCGCAGTTTGTTGACTTGGAGCTTGCCGAACGGCACGCCCAGATTCGTGGGGTAGGCCACTAAGACGTTGCGCGCTGACTCGTAGTCCGCGCGTGTGCCAGCCGCGAGCCCCTTGAACTTGGCACTGTCGTGGTACTGAGTGCAGACCCATTCCACGGTTCCGGTGCCTTCTGCTGACTCCATGAGGCCATGCAGCTCGGAGAGCTTGGCTTCGGGACCCGCGACCGTTCGGCGAGTTTTCCGGGGGCCATCAATGCCCGTCGCGGCTTCGAAGATGTACCAGCGGCCACGGCCCGTCGCATCCCAGTAAACGCCTTTGGGGATCTTCGCTTGGTCGATGTGCGGTGGGATGGACGAATTGTGTTTTCGCGGTCGGGGTGCCATCAGATTACGTCAGTCCCATATGCATCGTTCGACGCCTGCTGCAGGCCGAGAGCAGCGTTCATAGCTGTGGCGGTGGTCCAGATTCCACCTTTGCCGTCGTACTTGTAGCGAATGCCGCAGGTGCGCGCCCAAGCCTCGACGGTCGCAAGGCGCGGACGCTCGCCAGGTCTGCACAGTTCCTGTAGATCCTGAAATTGGAGAACGTCTCCGATCAAGCGGGGCCTCCTTCGGGAAGGCGGAATCGAGACGGCGACCAGTCACAGCTTTCATCGGCGGGGATGTGACCGAACATTGCAGTACAGCGCCGGCAATGCACGCAGTCGCCGCAGGTCTTGCCTTCGGGCAGATCCATATCGTCGCCAGTGCGTCCGTATGGGATTCGCTCGGCGATGGGTGCATTCATGCTGCGCTCCTTTCGCATAGGCCAAGTTCTGAGGTGCAGCCGCCGCCGGCCTGGGCTTGGAAGAACAGATCGAACTGACGGCCACCGCGACTGGTGCGACTCCACTCGACTAGCATGTCGATACGCGAATACGTACCTGGCCTCTGCACGTCGGTTGGATCAGTCACAGCCGGGAAGAACGTAGCGCTTCTGCGCTTGTTGGCTGAGGCTACGATGTCCTCCCATTGGCGGATGCGCTCAATGTGATCTGGGAAGAGGTCTGCAATGTTCCGCAATTCGCTCTTGCGGCAGTTGATGCACGGCATGCAACCGACGCGGCCCATGCCGAGGGCATAGAGCGGGTTGGGTGCGATGCCATGGCGGCGATGCTGCGCCCACACCTGCTCGACGGTCCAATCGAAGATCGGCCGCCAGACCATCGACCCCGATTCGTGCCGATTGAATCTGGGCTGCTTGGCACGGTTGGCGGATTCCTCTGCCCGGATGCCGAGCCACTGCAGCACAGGTCCAGCCTTCAGCATTGGACCTACCACCTGGGTGGTGATCGGTATCGTCTTCAGTTCCTCGGTGCAGAACTGCGCCATGCGCGATGGGAATCGCCCTTTGCTGATGCACAGGTCCAGGAACGGGTTGCCGGTGGGCTCATGCAGCGCGGCGGCCTGACGCACGATGTCATCAGGAATGCCCTGATCCGGCCACTTCTGCAGGATGTACTCGCGGTGCTGGGCGAGCTGGCGGGTGAAGTCCGCACGGACCGTCTCGACATCGGGGCCGCCCGTCTTGTGCGCCAGCTCGGCCACGTAGTCGTAGACGCGCTGATCCTCGTTGCCCGTGTCGGCGAAAACGGCGCGGAACGGCCGGCCCAGCTCGATGGCACGCAGGTACACCGCCGTGCTGTCCTTGCCTCCGGAAACGTTCACCAGGTGCTGGATGCCCTCAGCCATTGCCCACCGCCTGGCTGTCGATCAGGTCGATCTGCGCGGCGATCAGTGCGCCAGCTCGGACCAGGTCGTGGCGAGCGTCGACCGGCTTCCACCATTCCGGTGCCCACGGCCAGAAGAATGGCGGTTCCTGCGAGGCAATGTGCCTACGGCTCCCCACTTGGAGATCCATGGCAGCCAACTGCACGTAAGCGGTCGCAGCCCTGACCAGTTCGCCTTCGCGATACTGCTCGTCGGAATCTCGGGAGAAGCCTTCGATACGCAGCTGTCGCTCACGCTCCGAGGCGATTGCCTTGATGCCGGTTCCCAGGTCCACGGCCTGCGCGGGCGGGGCGGTGTAGAGCGGGATGACCGAGTATCCCGGAGTGTTTCGGTAGATTTCGATGGTGTCCTGAGGCGGCGTGCGGGACAGCCTGCCGACGCCGTTGCAGTCCACCAGCCACCACCCGAACGGCTCCCCCACCGGCTGGCGGGCGGCGAGTGCTTCTTCCACCAGCGCTAGAGCAATGCTCAGCCCTGTGACCATGCTCCCTTCGATAGTTCCGGTAATCGGCGGGGCAGGGAGGCATGCCCCTGCTCCTCGCAGTCTCTCTGCGATCACGCGCAGCGCATCCCCCTGGCCTCCCGGGGAGGGCTGGGCGGAGAGGGAGGCCTCCAACGCGTTGCGCATGCGCTCGTCTCCGCGTTCGTTGATCGGCTGTGTACCGAACGCGCAACGCGCTGCCTGAACCATCTCACCGGTCACACGCCGATCCCCCAGCCTCACCCTTCCACCGGGCTGCACGTCCGCCAGGGTGGAGGCAGCGGTCGGCCTGTTCATTGCGGCGATCGCCAGCGGGCGCACGAACCACGCGGCCAGGCCGTCCTCGGTCTCGCCTAACCATACGAGACGCCAGTCCTCGCCGGGTGCCCTCGGATTCCAGTCGTGCAGCTCCTGCGCAGCGCTATAGACACCAGATCCGACGCCTTCGTCGGAAAATTCCCCCTCAACCACGGCAAGGTCGAAGCCTTGCGCAAGGAACAGAGGCCGCAGCGATACCTCGCAGCCGTCAGCCCACATCGGCACGTCGGGATGGCACAGGATATCGCCGTCGGCGTTGCGCGTTGGCAGGCGACTCGGGTGGTACAGGCCGCGCCACGGATCAGCGGGATCGACCGCAGTGCGGCCCTGATTCCTGACCAGCTCCAACAGCTCGACCGCCTGCGCCAGCCGGGCGCGGGTGGTGTCGCAGAGCGGCGTGTCGCCGTCCTGCATGCTGCTGCGCAGAGTCGAGACATAGGCGGTTACGGCGGCTTCGAACACGCGCAGATCCTGCAAGCGCGGGAGGCGGTGATGCAAATCACGCAGCGCGGTCTGGGCCTGGGCGAGGGTGATGGCCTTCGCCTGGTTGGGCAGCCACACAGCTTCGACGGCGATCGCGTTGATCGTGTCGAATGCGTCTCGCAGGACGGGGCAGTTCGTAGGGAGAATCGTGAGGTGCGCAGTCATCGGCGGGCCCGCTCGAATTGGGTGTCGGTGTTGACGAACGCGCCAGCGAGCGGCTCTGGTGTCGATGCTTGCTCGGCGCCAGCGGGTCGAAGGGGGAAGGGCGCGGCGTGGCGATAGCGGCGGTTCGGGTCCGAGGCGTACTTGCCGCCTTCGATGCGAATCACCTGGTACTCAGGGAACGCCTCATCCGGCAGCACTTGGCGTGCCTCCCCCATCAGTGCGACGAAGCGCGCCTGCCACTCCACTGGCATCGACTGCAGGGTGCGTCGCGGTATCACGTGGTAGGCCGCGCGACTGAGGCCGAATGCGTGCCACGCCGGGCCATCGGAATAGCTGCTGCCGGGCCGGCCGGGTTCGGTAACGGTCGCTGCGTTCGAATCGCTGCTCATGGCTGCCTCAGTCGATGTCATGGGCTGCCACGCGCTCTGCATAGCTTCCGTGGTTGGCTGCGTGGCGGCTCATCAGCGGGCGAAGCGGCGTGTGCCCCAGCACCTCGATGTGCCCGCCGGCTGCGAGGAATGCGTTCAGGTCGTCGGCCAATTGCTGCCGGTCGAATTCCCGGTGTCGGATCGTGGTCGCCGCGTCACTGACGCCTGTAATCGGCCCCACTGCGGAGGCCGGCTGCACTCGAGCAGGAACCGCGCGCAGGGGGGCGATCGCATGTTGGGTGTGGCTGGACAAGCGCCAGATCCCGCGCACCCCCGAGCGGTGGCATATGGCCTGGCCGCTGCGCGCGAGCCCCTTCAGCGTGTAGCCGATGGCCTGGTGGGTGCTGTTGATGCGGCCGGCGACTTTGATCTGCTCGACCGTTGCGCCTTGCGGGAACATGGCTAGGACTTGGCGCACTTCAGCGGCGCGGCCGGTCTGCTGTGGGCGGGCGCTCATGCGCGGGCCTCTGCGAGCAGTTCGCGCATGGCCCAACCGTGGTGCATCACCTTGGACGAGCTGTCAGCGACAGCGTCAGGGTTCTCTGTCAGGACCAGCGTGTTATCCAACGGATAGGTGCTGTGCCCATCCCAGTCCTCAATCACGGCCTGCAGGCCGAAGTATTCGCGCAGCTCCTGCGCGTTTGCGTTCTTGCCGCACAGGTGCGGCCCATAGATCACAACAGAACGGCTCATGCCGGGATTCCTCGCGTGCGGCGCGTAGCGCGGTTGATGGGGGAGATCGACCGAACGCGCACGCCCTGGCGGTCGAGCCAGCGGTGCGCGGCCTGTGCGGCAAGTCGGTTGAGGGAAAACGTGACGCCGCCGAGGGAGAGCGAGTGGTGCGATACCCCCACGCTCCGGCTGGCGCTGGCCGCGACCCGCAGCAACGTCTCGCGCGGTGCGGCGGTGTAGAGACCCGCCCACAGCCAGCCTTGGCACACCATCAAGACGAGTGACTCGCCCTGATGGCCGGTGGCGAATTGCTGCTCCACTGGCAGCCCGGTGTGCACGCTCATGCCGTCAGCGCCAGGTCGCGGGCTTTGGCGATCTCGGCCTCGGCGGCGGCGATGCCGATGGCGGTCAAGGTCGCCTTGCGCGGCAGCTGCGGATCGTCGTACCTGATCAGCACGCGCTCATCCAGCCAGTTCATGACGCGGCGCGTGAACAGCTTCTCGGGGCGGTTGCGAGGTGCAAAGCCGTTCGCGGTGCGGTGTAGGGTGTGGTCGGATGTGCCATGCGCTGCGAGCAACGCGGCTTTTTCCTTCGGCTTCAGTGGAGCGGCCATGGGCAGTTCTCCTGGTCAGGCAGCGATGGGTGTGGAAGGGGAAGCGGCAGCGATCTCGGCAAGTACTTCGCCGCGATGGCGGGCGAGCAGGGAGATCGGGATGCGCAGGTGGACAAGGCTCGGATCGGTCCAGCGCAGCTCGGCCAGCGCGGCTTTTTCCATCGGTACCGGACGGGTGGCGAGGCCACACCGGTGGCATTCGATGTGCAGCAGCGGCGGGCAGGGGGCGCCCAGGCGATGGCCGGTCGGTGCGCCTTCGGTCACGACGATTTGCGGTCGGTGGCCGGGCGCGCACAGAGGCACTGAGTCGGGCAGCGGGCGAGCGGTCTGGCGCATGATCAGCCCCTCACCGAAGTGCTGAGTGTCCAACGCGCCTTGGCTGCATCGCGGTCCGTGTGCGCCTGGTGGATCTCCGCGATACGTAGCGGCACGACAACCGCAGCCACCAGCGCAACAGCTGCCCAAGCGAGGCGGAGGCGCCGGCTCATGCAGCACCGCCTTGGACGCGGGCGACGGCTCGCTGGCAACGAGGGCACGTCACCGGCTGCGATTCGCACACCGTCCAGCCGACCGAGCGGCGACCAGGCTGTGCGCCGCACATTGCTTTGCCTGCGAATCCAGAGCTGCGGCGCACTTCGGCTGCGGAGACCGCGTGCAGATTTCTGCCTTGCCCGCGCTCCAAACCGTTTGTGCACCTGCCGGCGAGTTTCGCCGCAACAACATCGAGAGGAACGCTCATGCCCGCACCTCGGCTGACATGTCGCGCGAGCAGGCTTCCAGGCGGAGGCTGGCGACGCCCATGCGCCGGGAGCGGCGCAACTGATTGCGGTTGTGTTCGCCCTTGCTACGGACCCACAGGGTCCGAGCGGTGCTGTGATCGCGTGCTGCCACTGCCCGCAGGGCCTTCACGGCTAGCAGGGGCAGCTGGCTCGGGGTTAGATCGGCGTAGCGATGAGACATGGCGCGCTCCTGTTCGAAGGAGGGCGCCGGCGGGTCAGTAGCCGAGGGGGCGGCTATCGCCGGTCAGGGGAGGGGCCGGCGAGTGGCGACCCGCCGGTCGCCCGCCAGCTGCAAAGCTGGCAGGACGGACTCTACAAACAAACTTGCGTGATCGTCAACAAGAAAACTTGCGCAATCGGGCGATCACCTCGTAAACCCTGACCTTCGGCCTTCTTGGGTCAAAGCTGAATGGGTCAACGGGTGCTAACCTCCGGGCCTTCTATGGAGGGAGGGGAGGTGTATGGAAGTGTTCTTCAGCACGCTGGGTGCGCTGGGTGTGTGGCTCGTGGCGCTGGCCGTGCTTGCTTTGGCCGTCATGGGGCTCCTTATGCCCTTGGCCGTGTTCGGCATCAAACCTCTTTTGCGGGTGCTCATTGAGGAGCAGCGCAGGAACAACCGTTTGCTCGGGAGGCAGGTGCTGCGGGATCAGGGTATTGAGCCGGAGGACGTGGCAGGAGTAGCCACGTCCAGAGATGATGGTGAGCCGCAGACGCTGCAGGACTTCATTCGCGAGCGTGACGGGCACAAGGCGTAAGGGAACCAATCAAGGGCGTGGCAAAACTGCGGCCATGTTCTTGATGAGCCCTGTTTGTTCGAGGGGGAAGCCCTCCATGATGGCTTCCCTTGCTTCTTCCATTTCGCACAGCAAGGCGCGCAGCTCTGCCGTTGATAGGTCGCTAAGACGCTGTCTCAGAACCAGGTGCTGGTCGACAAGCCACGCAAGCTGGAACGCGTCGCAAAGCATGCGAATTCGTCGAATATATGCCAAGCCGGTAGCGTCGCTTGGCTCATGTGCGTGGCACTGGCGCAGGCATCTTGCGTCGGGTGGCCGTGCTTGCTGCCGGACCTTGTTAGCGAGTGCCTGCGCGAGAGCTTCCAGTGCTGCCGCTTCCTTCATGATCAACCCCCTTTGAAATCTGGCGCTTCCGCAGGTGCGCGGTAAAGTCGACCACGTTGTCCGGCGTGACTGTCTTCTCCTGACGGGCGGTCAGGTAGCTGTGAGCCAAGATGACAATCGAGGCGTCGCTGGCATCCTCTGGATCGAATGGTGATCCAAGAGCGAGACAGGCCAGGCGGACAAGTTGGTACGACGCGGCAAGCGTAGGGGCGTCGAGTTGCACGGTTTGAGACTGCGCAGCTCGGGGGGGTGAGAGCGCATTCAGTGGCTCATCCTTGTGCCAGCCAAGGAACTGCTCGACTGACATGCCAAACGCGCGTGCAAGCTCCACCATGTACCTGGGGCGGCGTGTCGGGGTATCTAGTAGCTGCTGGATGTGCTGGTACTTCACGTTGGATGCGCCCGCAGCGCGGACACGGGCTGCCAGAGCCTCAACGCCAAGCCCGTGGGCCTCCATCAGGCCCCGTGTGATTTCACCGATCAACATGCAAGCAATCTTGCACTGTTGATTCGCAAGAAAGATTGCGCTAGTTTATCGCAAGAATTCTTGTGAACGGGCATTTCATGACCCCTCTGCAACGGGCTATCGCGATCTGTGGGACCCAGAGTGAGCTGGCGCGGCGTGTGACCGGCAAGCCTGCGACTGGCTACGTCTATCACTGGCGAAAGAACGGTGTGACCGAGGAGGTGGCGATCGCCATCGAGATGGCGGTCGCCTCGGCGATGGCCGAGAACCAGGATGCCGCAAAGCGGGCCGTCACCCTCGGGGGCAGAGTAACCGCCGACGAGCTGATACCGGGCGTGCGCTGGGAGCGTGATGCTGGTGGCACCATCGTCGGCTACTTCAAGCGCGTCAGCGGATCGCTGGGGGTAGCCAGTGCCAGCCCGTGACCCAGCGCTCATCGTCTCCATAGCTCGCTACCGCTGGGTGCGCGGCCACCAGCGCTACCGGCTTTTCCGCATCCGGCAGCAGATCCGCAAGAGCGGGGTGGTGATGATCCTCCTGGCCATGATTGCCGCTCTTGCGCTGGGAGTGCAGGGGTGCCCACAGGATCGCAACAACCCCGCCTGCCCCGGTGCGAGCGTCAAAGGATCGGATGGTTTGAAAGCGCATGCGCTGAGGGAACGTGATGATCTCTGGCATGGCAGCAATGTTGATCGACGCACTGCTCAGAGCGGAACGATGAAATGCTCGGTGTTTCAGGGGGAGGGCGCATGACCTGCCTTCGCTCTGATCTTCACTGGCGGGATGCTTTGAACAATGCGGTCTCGTGCGCGCCAGGTGGCGTGCAAGACGCGGCTGCACACATAAGCAAACGCCGTGGTAAGTCCATCAGCACTGAGACGCTTCGGAAGAAGCTGCGAGGAATCGAGGGCGAGTCCGTCTCCATGGAGATGGCCGAGATCCTAACCGAGTACCTGCAGCGATTCGTAGGGACCCAGGCAATGGCTACCGACTGGGTCTGCTCACTGGCAGCTCAGTTCGGCCTGATGGTCGACTATGTGCCCGCACCACCTCTCGGTGGTTGGCCGGACGAGTTGGCCGCAATCCAAGCGAAGCTGCTGGAACTGCACAAACTGACGGGGCAATTGGCAGGCGCCGGTATTGATGCGCTCGCCGATCGACGCCTGACCGTCCCCGAAGCTGATCGTATTCAAGACCTCTCCCGGGAAGTCCGCACCCTCTGTTTCCGACTGGAGCGGAACGCATGCCGCGCTGCCGGCCTGCAAGGAACTGAGGACTGACGTGGCGATTCATCACGCCCCTCGATCTAAGTATCGATGGCGTGGTCCAGCCAGCGCTTCCGCGCGGCAAGCAATGGAGCTTGCAGCACTCGCGTTGACTGATGCGGTGCCAGGCTTGGTGGGCGACGAAGCATTGGCGGAGCGCGAGCGCATCCGCCGGCGACAAGAGCAGCAAGACAACCGGCAGCACTGCCTGCCTTTGGGGAACCCAGATGTATCAAGCAAGCATTGAATCGGCCCCATCCCCCCGGGTGGCTTGTGAAAGGCCGCGTGCTGCACACTCTACTGAATCCGCCCTGGAATCGAGAGCGATTCTCGATACCAGCGATGGGTCCTTCCTGGACACTTCGGACGCGGGTAATCAGACGCGCATTTCCTGGGTAGATAGCGGCTCGGGAAACTACTGAATGTCTGAAAACTATGGGGATGTGCTGCAGCAGCTGCAGTCTGCCGGCCTGCTGGTCACCGAACTGGACACCACCGGGCGCATGGTCCGGTGCCGCGTCGAAGGTTCACGCGAGCGCCGGGGCTGGTACGCGCTCCACGAACTGAACACCTCGGCCGGCGAAGTGCTGGTCGTCGGCACCTACGGCGTCTGGCACGGCAACGAAAACGGCGCGACCAAGGTCGATCTGCGTAAGCGCGACAAGACCTTCTCCGATGAACAGCGCGAAGCGCTGCGCAACCGCCTGGCCGAGGATCGTCGCAATGCGGAGTCCGCCCGGCAGACCCAAGCGAAGCGTGCGGCCGAGCGGGCGTCGTCGGCCTGGGCCAAGGCGAATGCAGTCGGCGATGCTGACTACCTGGTCAGCAAGGGCGTGCAGGGCTTCGGCCTGCGCTATGGCACCACGGGTGCCGCACTTGTCCCGCTGCTGGACGTCAACGGCCAAGTGCATGGCCTGCAGGTACTGCGCAGCGCCAAGCTGGCGGCCGCAGGGCGCAAGCCGGCCAAGGAATACTGGCCGGCAGGCATGGTCAAGAAGGGCCACTTCCACCTGATCGGCGGAAGCCCGCAGTGGATCTTGCTGGTGGCCGAGGGCTATGCCACTGCGGCCACGCTGCACATGGCGACGGGGTACCCGGTTGCCGTGGCTTTCGATGCTGGCAACATGCTGGCCGTCGCATCGGCCTTGGCGAAGCGCTATCGCAGCATCAAGATGCTGCTGTGCGCCGACGACGACGTACTGCAGAAGTGCAGGCACTGCAAGAGTCGCCTGGTGCTGGCGGACCATCCGCAGTTCTGCCCATCGTGCGCGCAGCCGCATGGCGCGTCGAATGCCGGCCTGCTCGGTGCAGAGGCCGCTGCGCTAGACGTGGGCGGCGCGGTGCTGCACCCGGTCTTCGCCGACGAGACGGCCAGGCGTGAGCGCTTCATCGACAACGGCCGTAAGGTCAGCGACTTCAACGATCTGCACGCACAAGAGGGCCTGCATGTCGTGCGGGCGCAGGTCGAAGCCCGTCTCACGGAGCTTTCATGGCGGGTGCCTGCAGAAAAACGCGCGCCTTCCATCACCAACGACGGGGGCGAGGGGAATGATCGCTTGGCCCCCATCCATTCGCTAACCGAGCTGCTCGAGCGCTTCGCGCTGGTCTATGGGCAAGGCGGCACGGTGTTCGACCACAAAGAACACATGCTGGTTGCCCTGGGCGACATGCGCGATGCCTGCGTGCGCAAGGAACTGCATCGGGCATGGATGGAGCACTCGGATCGGTCCATCGTACGTGTGCGGGAAGTGGACTTTGACCCGTCGTGCGAGAAACCTGGGGTGACCTGCAATCTCTTCGCCGGGTGGCCGACCGTACCGCAGGAGGGCAACTGCGACCGGCTGTTGCAGCTGCTCTGGCACATGTGCGGAAACGAGGCCAACCAGAAGGCGCTGTACGACTGGGTGGTCAAGTGGCTTGCGTACCCGCTGCAGCATCCTGGCGCCAAGATGAAGTCGACCATCGTCATTCATGGTCCGCAGGGTACCGGTAAGAACATGTTCTTCGATGAGTACATGAAGCTCTACGGTGACTACGGTCGCGTGCTTGACCAGGCGGCGCTGGAAGACAAGTTCAATGACTGGGCAAGTCGTAAGCTGTTCCTGCTGGCCGATGAGGTAGTTGCACGCACCGAGGTGTACCACCTCAAGAACAAGCTCAAGGCGCTGATCACTGGCGACCGCATCCGCATCAACCCGAAGAACATCCAGGCCTACGAGGAGGACAACCACGCGAACCTGGTGTTCCTCTCCAACGAGGCGATGCCTGTCGTGCTGGAGGAGGATGACCGGCGCCACGCAGTGATCTGGACGCCGGACAAGCTCAGTCAAGAGTTCTACACCGAGGTGCTGACCGAAATCCGCAATGGCGCCACGGCTGCGCTGCACCATTACTTGTTGCAGGTGGATCTGACCGGCTTCACCAATGGCACAAACCCGCCGATGACCCAGGCGAAAGAGGAGCTGATTGGACTGAGCCAGGATAGCCCGCAGCGATTCCTGGACGAGCTCTACGGCGATGACATCCCGGGGTTAAAGCCCATGCCAGCGCTGTCGAAAGAGTGGTACGAGGTCTACAAGGCCTGGTGCGCGCGTGAGGGCTTGCCGCGCCCGGCACCTTCGCCAAAGTTCATCAATGCGCTGGTGCGCAAGCGCCAGATCATCCACCCCGACAGAGCGCGGAAGCGCTACCAGATCGAGCAGAGCGTGAACGGGCCTCACGGCTTCCTGATGCTCGGCAACTGCACCGTGCCAGACGGCAAGACAGAGGCGGCATGGCTGGGTGACCAGGTCGTGTCGTTCCGTCGCATGTTCTCCGACTACAAGGGGCGCGCGTGATCCCTATGCCCATCAATGTGCGGTGTGTGCGGGATGTGCGGGCAGATGTGCGGGCGCTGAATTGCTGTGAATCGCTTGCAGCAGTAGGCGCGTGCGGGACGTGCGGGCATCGGCCTACATGGGCGTGCGCGGGCGCGAACGGGTATCCAACTGCCACATCAGGATGCGCCTCGCGTGCGTATGTAGGTGGCCGCACATCCCGCACACGCCGCACACGCCTTGTGTCACAGCAATCTGGCGCTCGTCGTGTCCCGCACACGCCGCCGCACAGCCCGCACATGCTCGCGCGCGCGCATTTTTCCGTTTTAACAATCTTCGAAGGAAATGGAGTAGGGGGTAGCAATGGCTGAGGATGACGTGACGATCACTGGCAAAGAGCTGGCCTCCCTGATCGGCTGCAAGCCGTCCTACGTGGTCGAGCTGAGGAAGAAGGGCAGGGTGGTGGTGGGAGCTGGCGGAAAGGGATTCCTGAAGACCGCCTCCCTGGAGCTCTATGCTCGCACCGCAGATCCGGTCTATGCCGGCGTAGCCCAGCGCCACGCAGATGAGCGTGGCAGCTCGCTGGTGGGGAGCGGGGAGGGTGCCAATGCCCTCGACGCCGACGCCGACGCCGAGGTCGACGACGATGAAGAGGACGGCGACGAGGAAGATTCCAGGCCCTCACGGGCCGGCCGGCCGCAGACCCCAGATTCCGCGCGCAAAGCAAAGGCGCTGGCCGACAAGGCGGAGACCGACGCGCACATGGCGCACATTGCGCTGCAGAAAGAGCTGGGTTTGCTGCTCCCTCGCGCGGACGTAGAGGCCTTCCTTGCTGAGCACGCCACGACGTTCCGGGGGGCGATGGAGCGCTTGGCCGATACGCTGGCGCCGCAGCTCGCCGCAACGCTGGATGAGGCTGGATGCCGGCGTCTGGTGTGGGATGAGGTGAGCCACGCACTGGAAGAACTGAGCCAGGGCTTCCGCACCTTGGCGGCCAAGGCAGCGGAGGCTGCGGAATGATGGAGGCACAGAGCTGCCTGGCGGCGGTACTGGCGCGCTCCCTGCAGCCGCGGCGGCCAATGAGCGTGTCGCAGTGGTGCGATGAGCACATGCGCCTGTCCACCAAGAGTGGCAACAAGCCCGGGCGCTGGGTGACGGACCGCAACCCGCCACTGCGTGAGCCGATGGACAACATGTCCGCGCGTAGCCCGGTGCATGACCAGGTCTGCATGTTCCCTATCCAGTTCGGCAAGAGCCAGCTCGCGACCAATGCCATGGCCTACTGGATGGACTATGCCCCAGGGCCGATGATGTATGCGCTTCCGGGCGAGGTGTCCATGAACAAGTGGATTGCCCAGAAGCTCAATCCGATGATCGAGGTCTGCGCTGCTGTAAAGAAGGCGCTGACCAGCACCGCTAGCCGCGACAGCGCCAACCAGCGCACGTTCAAGGATTTTGCCGGCGGCCAGCTGTTCGTGGAACACATGGGCAGCCCGCAGCGCCTGAAGTCCTCGACGGTGAAGTACCTGCAGGTGGATGAGATCGATGAGGCGCCGCAGCAGCTCTCCACTGGCGACGATCCGGTGAAGATGCTGGACGGCCGCACATCGTCTTTCCCGACCACCTACAAGCGGCAGTACATCAGCACCCCGGGCATCGCCGGACTCAGCCGGATTGCGAAGCTGTACGACAGGAGTGACCAGCGCCGGTACCACGTGCCGTGTCCCCACTGCGGCCACTTCCAGGCGCTGCAGTGGAGTGGCCTGGTGTGGTCGCCCGACAAGAGCCGCGCGTGGTATGCGTGCTGCGAGTGTGGCGTCGCGATCGAGGAGCACTTCAAGACTGAGATGATCGCCAAGGGGCGCTGGGTCGCTGCCAATCCTGACTCGCCGATCCGCGGCTACACCATCAACTGCCTGTACTACCAGTTTGGCCTGGGTCCACGCTGGCTGGACCTGGTCAAAGAATGGCTGGAGGCGCAGGGCGATCCAGCTTCACTCAAGACCTTCGTGAATGACCGCCTGGCCGAGACGTGGGAAGACCCCGCAATGCGGGCAGTCAAACACAACGTCATCAAGGATCGTGCCGAGCCCTATGCGCTTCGCTCGGCTCCGCAAGGTGTGCTGGCTATCACCGTAGGTGTGGATACGCAGGACAACCGTCTTGCTATTCACGTCGTCGGCTGGGGGCGGGGTATGACCGCCTGGACGCTGGACTATGTGGAACTGCAGGGCGATCCAGCCGAGGAAGCGGTGTGGGTAGCCCTGACCGATTTGCTCAACCGCGCAATCGAGCGCGAAGATGGCGCGCTGCTACGGCCGATGGCAGTGGCCATCGACGCTGGTGGCCACCGCACCGAGGCCGTAAAGAACTACGTCCGTCAGCGACGCATCACCCGACCAATGTGCATCTTTGGTGCTGTACCCAACAACGCTCCTGTGCTGTCCAAGGGCAAGCTGGCTGACGTCACCTGGAAGGGCAAGACTGACAAGCGCGGCATCACCATCAACCACGTGGGGACCGTTGCAGCCAAGCACTACCTCTACAGCCGTCTGTCGGCCGACGCCGAGCGCAAGCCCGAGAATCGCATGGTCCACCTCAGTGACCAGCTGCCCGAGGAGTTCTTCCCGGGCCTGGTGTCGGAGGTCTACAACCCAGTCAAGAATAGATTCGAGAAGAAGGTGACCCGAAACGAGCCGTTGGACACATGGGTGTATGCCTACGCGGCGACCCATCACCCAGAGGTCCGTATCAACCGCTTCACGCGTTCCGATTGGGACCTTCTGGAACAACGGCTGGCTGCGCCGCCAAGCGTGAGCGTTTCACGCGAAACGCCATCTGCTGCGTCGGAGGCCGACGCTCCCACTGATTCCCGTGAAACATCGAGTGTGCCTCGCCGGCAACGGCCTGCGCAGCCTCGCGGCATGGGGAGGCAGTGGTGAGCAGGAACACAGTCCGAAACAAGGTGCGAATCAGTGAGCTGACGGAGGAACTCGCGGTCGGCGCCGCGCTGCGCCTGCGATGTGACAGCGACGATATACGCAGCGTTGTGGAGGCCGTGGTGGCCTATCTTGTCGAGGAGTACCCAGCCCAGGATCTGTACATCCCCGCCAGCATGCAAAGCAGTGCCTACCCTGTGGATGAGATCCGGAAAGGAATGCAGGAACAGGAGTCAGTACGGTCGCTGTGTAGGAGGTTCAGGATCGACAGGCGGACGCTGTACCGCTTGCTTGATGAGCCTTGCGCCAATGAGTAGGGGGTGCGGGTGAGTTCCCCGAGACTCACCCGCACTTGATCAGGAAACTGGCATCCATGATCTCGCGGATGCCTCACTGATGAGCTGGACTAAAGACGATGTGCAGAGGCTGAAGGCCGCCATCGCCAGCGGCCAGTTGTCCGTTCGGCATGGTGATCGTCAGATCACGTATCAGTCCGTCGAAGCAATGTTGACCGCATTGGACCGCATGGAAGCTGAGGTTGCCGCCACGACGGCTGGACGACGGAAGTCGGCCACGCGCCGCTACCGCTTCACGACGCTGAGGGGCTTCTGACATGGCGGCCTCGCTGCTGGACAGGGTCATCGGCGCCATTTCTCCGCAGGCAGCCCTGAAGCGTCACCGCGCCAGGGCGACGCTGGAGGCGGTACGTGCCTACGAGGGCGCCTCGCGCACTGACGGTTGGCGTGTTCGTAGGGCGGGGGCCAGCGCGAACACCGATCACCTGGCGGATGCCCGCGAGCTGCGCAACCGCGCTCGGGCACTGGTGCAGAACGTTCCGTACTGCGCGCGGTCCCTCCAGGTGCTGGTCAGCGCAACGATCGGGACTGGCATTACTCCCAAGGCCGAAGGGCCGAACGCTCCGGCGCTGGACACCCTATGGGGCCGCTGGGCCGACGTGGCGGACGCGGATGGAAAGTCGGACATCTACGGCCTCATGGCTACTGCGTATCGCGCGATGGAGCAGGACGGTGAAAGCATGATTCGCCGCCGCACCAGGCGTCAGTCGGACGGTCTCGCGGTCCCGCTGCAGCTTCAGGTACTGGAGATCGACTGGCTGGACGGGAACAAGAACGGGTCTGCGTCGGGCGGTGGTCAGATCATCAACGGCATTGAGTACGACGCGATCGGTCGGATTCGCGGCTACTGGTTGTTCGGAGCGCATCCCGGTGAGGCTGTGCGCGGCTCTGTACGCTTGAGCAGTTCGTTGGTGCCGGCATCCGACATCATCCACCTCTACAACCCCGTCCGCCCCGGGCAGGGACGCGGCATTACGCGCTTCGCCCCGGTGATCGCGCGAGTGCGCGACCTGATGCTGTACGAAGACGCCGAGCTGGCGCGGAAGAACCTGGAAGCGCGGCTTGGCGTTATCGTCAGTGGCGACATCGACTCGATGTCCAACGCGGACGATGACGGCCCTTCGCAGCTCGGCTCAGATCGCGACCAGGTCACCGACCTTGGGCCACTGCCCAGCGGTGGCGTCACCCACATCACTGGTGCCACCGCCTTCCAGACTGTCGAGCCAAAGCCGGCAGGGGGATACGTCGAATACTGCAAGTTTAACGCGCACATCATCACTGCTGGCATCGGTGTCCCCTACGAGTCGGCCACCGGTGATATGCGTGAGGTGAACTTTTCCAGTGCCCGCATCCGGCAGATGGAGTTCCGTCGTGATTGCGAGCAGATGCAGTGGCTGGTGCTCGTCCCGCAGATGTGTAAGCCGATCTGGCGCTGGTTTGACGAAGCAGCTGCGCTTGGTGGTGGGGTGCGTTCCACGGGAAGCACTGCCGACTGGAGCACGCCGCGCTGGGACTACGTCAACCCCAAGCAGGACATCGAATCGGAAATCGCAGCGATGGGCGCCGGCCTCAACTCACCCAGTGAAGCGCTGCGTCGGCGTGGCTACGACCCGGATGCGGTCTACGTCGAGATGGGCAAGGACTTCAAGCGGATGAAAGAGACCGGCGCCCTCGGTCTGATGACTTTCCTTCAATCCAGTGGCGCCCGGACCGGCCTGGTCGACGCCTCACCAACCAACGAGGAATGACCATGCCCCAGCCAATCCAGGCTCCGACGCAGGACGGTACGACACGCCTCATGCCCCCGCAGTTGCGTGAGGCCGAGCTGCAGCCGACCAGCTTCGATAGCGAGGCACGCACGATCGAACTCCAGTGGACCGCCGGTACCCGAGTGCGCCGCTACGACTGGTGGAACGACACGTACTACTGGGAAGAGCTGGTAGTTGATGAGGCTGCCTGCAACATGGAGCGTCTGTCGTCTGGCGCTGCACCGGTCCTGGACAGCCATAACACCTGGGGCATCGGCTCTCAGATGGGTGTGGTGGATCGCGCCTGGCTCGCCAATGGCGAAGGCCACGCGCTTATTCGCCTCTCCGGTCGCGAGGAGCTGGCCGGCGTGATCGCCGATATCGGTGCCGGAATCATTCGCAACATCTCGGTTGGTTACACCGTGCAGCGCTATGAGATCGAGCGCGCCATCAACCCTGGCGATTTGCCGATCTATCGCGCGGTGGAGTGGACGCCGAGTGAGATCAGCTTCGTCACTGTGCCGGCCGACCCGGCAGCAGGTACCCGCAGCAATCAACCCGCACAGGGAACCCCCTGTGTCTTCACCCGTAGCGCATCGTCGCAGGAGCACACCATGCCTCAGCCCGCCGCCCGCGCCGCCGAACCGGCGGTCCAGCAGGAACCCATCAACAACGCCCCAGCTCCGGCAGCGCCGGCCGCAGCACCGGCACCGGAAGGTGATACGCGTGCAGCCGACATCGTGGAGCTGGCAACCCGCCACGGCCAGACCGAACATGCAGCTGGCTGGATTCGCGCTGGTCACTCGGTCGATCACGTGCGTGGCCTGATCTTGACCACGCTGGAGCAGCGCGACGCCGCTGCTGGCGGCAACATCAACCGTATCAGCGTTACCGAGGACGAGCAGGATCTGCAGCGCTCCGCTGTGACGCATGCGCTGCTGCACCGAGCCCAGGTGATCGATCCCGCGACCAAGCGGATCTTCGCGCTCACCGGTGACAATCCGGTGCGCGGCCTGACCCTGATGGACCTGGCCCGTCGTAGCCTGGAGCGTTGCGGTGTTCGCACCGATGGCATGGCGAAGCTGGAGCTGGTGGGCCGCGCGTTTACCCAGAGCGGCAGCGACTTCCCGGTGCTGCTGGAAAACACGATGCACAAGGCACTGCAGGCTGCCTACGCCGTCGCGCCGGACACCTGGTCCCGCTGGTGCGTCACCGGCACGGTCAGCGACTTCCGCGAGCACTCGCGCTACCGCATCGGCAGCATTGGCAACCTGGACAAGCTGACCGAGGCCGGCGAGTTCAAGAACAAGAAGATCCCGGACGGCGAGAAGGCAACCATCACCGCCGGCACCAAGGGCAACACCATCAACCTGACGCGTCAGGCGATCATCAACGACGATCTGGGCGCGTTCCTCGGCCTGGCCACCGCCTTCGGTCGTGCCGCAAAGCGGACCATTGAAGCCGACGCGTATGCGTTTCTCGCCAGCAATCCGAAGCTGGATTCCAACAAGACGCTGTTCCACGCCGACCACGGCAACATCCTGGCGGCAGCAGTGCCGAGCGTCACCTCGGTCGACGCGATGCGCGTCCAGCTGGCCCAGCAGAAGGACGTGGGCGGAAATGACGTGCTGGATCTGTCGCCGGCACTCTGGCTCGGTCCGACCAAGTACGGCAGTGCCGCGCGAGTCACCAACAAGGCCGAGTACGACCCGGACGCCGAAGGAAAGCTGCAGCGTCCGAACGCGGTGCAGGGTCTCTTCCGCAACATTGTCGACACCGCGCGCATCAAGGACGACAAGTGGTACCTGTTCGCCGATCCGAACGACTGCCCGGCCATCGAGGTCGCATTCCTTGATGGGATCACCGAACCCTTCCTGGACTACGAGGAAGGCTTCACCGTCGACGGTGTGCGCTGGAAGGCCCGCCTCGATTTCGGCATCGCCGCCCTCGACTATCGCGGCGTGCAGCGCTGCGGCTGATCCCTAACTGGAGCACTGAGACATGGCACAGAACTTCGTTTCCGATGGGGACGTGATCCCCTGGACCAACACCACCGACCAGCCGGTTGCATCGGGTCAGGCGGTTGGCGTCGGTCATCAGCTGGGGGTTGCCCTGGTCAACATCGCAGTCGGCGCGACCGGCAGCGTAGCCCTGGGCGGCGTGTTCACGCTGCCGAAGGTGCCGACGGCGGTCTTCGAGCAGGGTGAAAAGCTGGTGTGGAGCGCAAGCGCCAAGGCATTCGACGGTAGTTCCGCGACTGCCGTGGCCGGCGACATCACCGGTGCAGCGTTCGCCTGGGCTGCAGGCTCGGCCGGCCAGGCGACGGCCGAGGTGCGGCTCTCGCCGGGCAACGCCACCAAGGCGTAACCGAATAGGTCGGCACCGCTCACAGATGCCCGGGTGGCGTGAGCGGTGCCAGCCTTCCTTGACCCGCTTTGGGGGAACGATGAAAGACCCGATCAGCCAGGACCTGTTGGCAGCGATGCTTAAGACAGCGCCGACCGCGACCGTGGCGGTGGCTACGTTCGATCCTGCTAAGCACCTCAGCTTGGCTGTGATGGTGGTGACGCTGCTGGTGGGCCTCTCGCAGTTCTTCACCACCGTGGTGAAGAACTGGGGCGAATGGATGGGCTGGCTATCCGCACGCTGGGTCGACGGAGTGCGTTTGCGGCGCTGGGGTGCCCACAGAATCGGCCGTGCTGGCGTTGGCGTTGCGCGCGCATGGAGGTGGCTGCGTGGCCGCTAACCCGAACAGCACCGCCGGCAAGCCCGACGGCAAGTCTCCGGGCGGCCCCCTGGCGCTCGGTTCTGCAGTGCTGCTGGCGCTGTTGGCGCTGTTCGAGAGCGGTGGGAGCACAGTGACCATTGTGTACGCCGACAAGCTCGCTGGCGGCTTGCCGACGGTGTGTGATGGCCTGACACGCCATGTCACGGACACCCCGATCATCGTGGGCGAGAAGTGGTCCAAGGAGAAGTGCCGGGTCGAGACTGAGCGTGCGGTCGCGAAGGTCCAGCGGCAGCTCATGAAGTGCTTCCGGATTGAGCCACCGCAGCGCGTCTTTGATGCAGCGTCCTCGCATGCTTGGAACCTGGGCGCCACCGCCACCTGCGGTAGCGGTTCCATGACCGCATGGAACGCCGGCCGCTGGGACCTTGGGTGCCGGCGCTTGCAGCTATCTGACGACGGACGCCCAGTTTGGAGTTACGTGAAGGCGGGCGTCGCAGCCGATGGCAAGCCGGTCTACCGCTTCGTTCAGGGGCTGGCCAACCGCCGCGCCAAGGAACGAGCCCTGTGTGAGGGAAGGGCATGATCCGCACCCTCGTCGTCGCCATTCTTCTGCTGCTGGGCGTCATCGTCTGGCAGCGCGGCTCGGTGTCCATCGCGCACCGTGCGGCCGACCAGGCCGCGTCCAGCCGTGACGCCATGGAAATCGAGCGTGATGCCGCTCGCGCTGAGGCCGATGCCGCAGCCAAAACCCTGAAGGCAGAGCGTGGCAGCGCCGCCGCCGCGAACAACCTGGCGTCCAAGTACGAAAAGGAAAAGAACGATGCACAGAAGGCATCTGATCGCCTCATCGCTGATCTTCGCGCTGGCAACCAGCGCCTGCACCAGCGTTGGCAAGCGTCCGTCGCCACCGCAGAGCTGTCCGCGGCCGCCGCTGCCGGCAGCCAGCCTCATGGTCGAGCCGACGACCGAATTGAAAGTGCGGGCCGAGCTATTGGCGCCGCCGCCCAGTGCGACGCACAGGTGAGAGCGCTGCAGGCATATGCGCTGCTCTGCACGGGAGGTTCAAAGTGAGCGAAGTCGAGTTCCTGCGGGATCTGGATGCTTCCCTGCATGCAGCATTCACCGTCGCTGGCATGGCGTCGATCGGTACGCATACGGCGAAGAAGGGCGGTGCGGTGACCGCAAACGTGCGCGTCTACATCGACCGTGACGTCGAGACCATCGGAGAGCTTCGTCAGTTCGTTGCCGGTCGGGTCGAGATCGCTTACCTACGCGCTGACGTTGAGCCAGAGCAGGGCGACCGCCTGGAAGTTGGAGCGGCAGGGAAAGGCCTCGGCGTGGAAGTGTTCGTGAACAGTAAGAAGCTCAGCGACGACGGCTCCCGCAGCCGGTGGCTGGTGAACCGTGGTTGACCTGGCCGAGCCGTTGTCCTGGCAGTTGGTGGAGTTCCTGCGCGGGCGCGTGGAGCTGATCCAGAAGAGTGCTGGCTTCCGCACCGACATCGGCACCGGTCTTATCGTCGTTGACGACAGCGAAGTTGATGAAGACTTCGATGGCCCGGCCACATTGATCTCTGTCAGGCAGCTGTCCCGTAGTGGTGGGGGAAGCGCGCAGGTTACCTCGGATGCAGCGATCACCATCGAGTTCGAAGTCCCGCGCACCAGCAACCTCGCGAATCCGCGGCTGCTTGTACACCGCGCCAGGCACGACTTGATCCGCGCGCTCACGTTCAACGTGAAGGCGCTGCCCAAGGGCATTACCAGTTTCGATCTGCTTGAAACCCAGATGGCATCCCTGGAAGACGACGCAGGGCATTCCGCTGTCGTCGCTCAGATCACCGCGCGGGCTGGTCTGACCGAGACCTTTGAGCCCGTCCCCAACCCGTAGGAGAAGCACCACCATGGCACAGCCCAAGGTCCGTAAATTCGCAGGCGATCTGCGCTTCTGGGAGCACGGCGCGAACGGCGCCAGGATTCCCGTCATCCCCGAGCCCGCCGACAAGTTCGGCAATCAGCCCCTGGAGCAGTCGTCGCTGACGTTCAGCTACGAAGCCGGTGACTCGGTGGAGATCAAGAGCAAGCGCCGTGATGCGCGCTATCAGCAGATCATCCACAAGGATTCCAACCCCGGAGTCACCAGCGTTTCGATCACTGCGTTGGAAGTGCCGCCGGCCATCCTGGCTCGCATGTTGTACGGCACGTTGGTGGCCACCCAGGTTGCCGCCGGCACCGCCACCGACGTTTCCGTGACCGTGGGTAGCGTGGACACGCCGGTGAAGCTGCCGCACAACTTCCTTCTGGCCGACACCGAGCCGACTTTCAAGAAGGGGGCCGTCGACTTGGTCAAGGGCACCGATTACACCCTCGATCCGGCGCACGGCCTGCTGATTCCGAAGTCCGGCGGCCAGTTGCAAGCGGGCGATACCGTTGTGGCGAACTACAAGTACGACGCGTACCTGGAAACCGCCATCAGCGGCGGCACCACGCCGAGCAAATCCTTCCAGATCCTGGGCGACATGCAGGACCGCATCAGCGGTGACGAGGGCCTGCTGACCATCCCGAACGTGGACCTGACCGTGGACGGTGACGTGGACTGGTTCAGTGATGAGCCCATCCAGGTGACCCTGACCGGCCCGGTGATCTTCCAGGCCGGCGAGAGTGACCTGTACACCTTCAAGATCGCGGCGCAGGCAGCCGGCTGATCGCCGGGTTGACTCCAGCATGAAGAGGGCGCCAGCACGGCGCCCTCCCGATTCAAACCAGGAAGGGTGCCATGGCGTCCAATCGCAACAACAACCTGCTCAAGTTTTTCGTCAGCGGGCGCCGTGCGAAGGGCCTCCATGGCTTGACCAATCTTGCTGGTGACGTTCTCAACCGCTACGACCTGTCAGTGCAAAGGGCCTTCATCGGTCTGCGGCGACGGGCAGGCCCTGCGACCACGCAAGAGGTGCGGGGGTCCTACAACATCCGCGCGGCCGCGCTGAGGGGGAGGTACCGCGTGGAGACCGGTGAGCGCGGCTACTCGACGGGCAAGCGGGGCAGGGACGACTTCCTTTCGATCTGGGCTAGCACCCGGCAAATCTCGCTTCTCGAATTCGGCGGCCGTTGGGCTGGCAGGCGATCGGTCGGCGCAACGGCCAGCATCGGTCTCGGCGAGACCAGAACTTATGACGGAGCGTTCATCGCCACGATCAAGGGCCGAAGGGCCATTCGAGTGCGAAGTTGGGACCGCGCGACCCAGAAGCGGGCGGGGCGAGGCCCTGTTCGGATTCTTCGGGGCCCAAGCCCCTTCGAGATGCTCTCAGGCGCTGACGGCAACAGCCGGGCTCTCGCAGCTCGCAGCCGCTTGATCGAGCGTTTTCACACCACGTACCTGACTGAGTTGCGCCGCCAGTGGCGCGTCAATGGAAAGAGCAATGGCTGACCGGCTGGAAGAAGCAATCAGGGTTGTCATTGAAACCCAGGGGCGCGAAGGTGTGGATGACCTGCGCTCGGCATTTGGTGAGCTGGGTGATGTCTCGGTCGAGACGGCGGGAAAGACTTCTAAGCTGCTCGATTCCCTGACGGGCTTGACCTCGGCGGCGGCAAAGGCCGACGCATTTGAGGCGATGCTGGACCAGTTGGCCGAGCTGGAGCGGGAGTTCAACGCCAACCAGCGGGCGGCGCTTGAGCTGAGCCTCAGCATCGGTGAGATGGAGAAGCCGTCGCGCGAGGTGTTGGCGTCACAGCGCGATCTGCGCAAGGAAGGGGAGCGCCTGAAGAGGGCGCTGAACGAGCAGTGGGCCGAAGTTAGCAAGGCAGATTCGGAGTTGGCGGCGCTGGGGGTCAGTACAGCTGACCTGGCCGGCAGCCAACAGCGCCTGCGGTCCGAGGCGGCGCGTACCACTGCGGCGCTGAGCGCGCAGGCAAAAGCAGTCAGCGATGAGGCCACCGCTAACCGCCGTCGCACGCAGCAACTCGCGGAAGGCGACGCCGCGATGCGCAAGCAAGCGGAGACGACCCGCGCAGCGCAGAGGGCTCTGGCGGAGTACCGTGAGCGTGCTGACGATGCTGCTGCTGGGAGCGCGAACCTGGCCGGGGCAACTGAAGGCGCGGCAGGCTGGCTGGGTAAGCTGAAGGGCCTTGCCGCCGGCGCGATCGCGTTCGTCGGCTTGAACCGAGTGGTTGACGGCATCAAGTCGATCATCAAGGAAGGTAGTGACGCGGAGCAGGAGGTCAACCAGCTCGATGCCGCCATCCAGGCGGCTGGCCGTAGCAGTGAGTTCACTGCTGAGAAGCTGCTGCAGCTTGGTAAGCAACTGCAGACCGGCCTTTTCGATGGAGGGCAGGTCAACAGCGCGATGGTGCGCATGTTGTCCTATACCAACATCGTCGGCGATCAGTTCCCCGCCGCGATGCAGATCACCATTGACCAGGCCCAACGTCTTGGCTTGTCACTGGAGTCGTCGGCGGAGATCGTAGGCAAGGCACTGCAGACGCCATCGAAGGCGATGGAGAGTCTTAGCAAGCAAGGCTTCACCCTGTCCGACAGCCAGAAGGAGCTGATCAAGAACCTCGAGGCAACCGGTCGGGTTGCAGAGGCGCAAACCATCATCCTCGATCTTCTCACCGAGTCCTACGGTGGCGCAGCGGCGGCAGCCAAGGTCGGAACGATCGCGGGTCTCTGGAAGGAGGCCACTGATCGCTTCAAGGACTGGAAGCAGGAAGTCGCGGACCAGGGCGTGCTCACCTACTTCAAGGATCAGCTGACGACGCTACTGGCGACACTGGATCGTCTGGCGCAGGATGGGAGCCTTACCCGCTGGGCCAAGCAGACCTCGCAGGCCATTATCGGGATGGCGGAGGCGGTCAAGGGGGCTACGCGGTGGGTGGCTGACCATGCGCGTGTAATTGGCCTCATGGCTGCGGCCTACGCCCAGTTCAAGGTCATAGGCGCGCTGCTTCAGCTCAACGCGTGGAGGGCGGCGTTGCTTGCGACCACGCGCGCGCAGCTGGCAAACAACGCTGCGGTTGCCGCCGGCAGTTCTGGCATCGGGCGCTTTGGGCTGTTGCTCAGGGGCCTGCCGAAGGCGGTTCCGATCGCGGTATCGGTGCTGGGGCTGGAGGCAGCGATGGGCGGCCTTGGCGTGCTCAAGACTGTTGCCCAAGACATCTGGAAGCAGCACGACCCTGCCCTGAAGCGAGCCGGCGAGGCGCAGCGTGCGTACATCAGCCAGGTTCGCGACTCCGCCTTGGAGCTTCGGCGCCAGGCCGTCTCGTTCATTGAATACCGCGACATGGTGGTTAAAACCACTGAGGAAGTCGCGCGAATGGGGCAGGCTGAGCGGGAAGCCTATGCACAGCGCCTGGCAGGGCTTGAGCAGTACCTGACAGCCCAGGAGGGATTCCTGCTGATGCAGCAGAAGGCGGGCGTTGCTACCGCCGCTCAGCTGCAGGAACTTGGCCTTGTGACGCAGCAGCTGCTGGCCGTGTCTACAGGGTACGCAGGACTCTCCAAGGCAGTGAGCATCGCTGCGGATGCCATGAAGAGTGGTATCGGGGGCGCGGCACAGCTGGTGGTCGAACAGCTTCAGGGCGTGCAGAGCAATGCGCGCCTCGCCACCGACTCGATCAGCAAGATGATGGCGGGGCTCAATTTTGCTGATACGGGTAGTTTGGCCGCCGTTGGCACGGCGCTGGGCTATGTGGCGTCGCAGGGCGCTGCGGCGGAGCGTAATGTTCGGGATGGCCTTCTGGAATCACTGCGGAAGCTCTCCGGTGAGGAGTTGGCAAGGTTCCAGGCGGCATCCCAGGCGGCATTTGACGCCCTGCCTCAAAGTGCTGCCAATGCAGCCGCAGTCCTGCAGACGACGTTGCTTGCCGCGATGGAGAAGCTGGGCGTCTCCGCGTCCAGGTTGGGTGTGCAGTTCACCGGAGCCGGCCGGGACGCGATCGCCGCGTTCGGTGCCGTAACCGAGAGCGCTGTTGCCACTGGCGTTCAGATCGAAGAGGCTTTCAAGGCAGCCCTCGGGAAGGTCGCCACGCTGGACGAGGCGAGGACCCTGGGCGCCCTGCTCGAAGCAGCGGGAACACAGGGCAAGATCGGGTTCGACGCGGCGGCGCGTTCTGCAGCGGCACTCAACGCCCGAATTCGTGACATCCAGGCATCGGTGAACCCTCTGGCCGATGAGTTCGCCCGCCTCGGCATCCAGTCGCAAGAATCCTTGAACAATGCCCGTGACTCTGCGAAGGCAGCGTTTGAGGCGATCCAACGGGGCGCTTCGCAGGGCAAGGCCAGCATTGAGGATGTCCGCCGTGCATTCGAAGCCTATGCGAGCACTGCTCGCGCAGCGGTGGCCGATAGTGATAGCTGGCGCAGGGGTCAGGTGGAGTCACAGCTCGAGGTGCAGGGGAAGATTCTTCAGACCGGGCAGCACCTGAAGGAGATGGGCGGAAGCGGAAAATCTGCAATGCAGCAGGTCCAAGCCGGCGCGCAGGAAGGTAAGCAGGCCGTGGGGCAGTTGGCTCAGGAAACGTCCCAAGCTGGCAATCAGATGGAAAACCTCGGCAATCGAGCGGAGAAGTCTGGACAGCAGATGGGCAGCGCTGGGAAGGCGGCCCAGAGCATGGCGTTCAGCATCGGCGAGGTGTCCGATGCAGCGCTCAAGGCGATGCGCAATCTAAGTGGTCCGAATCCGCTTCAACAGTTCGCGAATGCTCTAAATAGGGTCACCGCCCAGCGCAAGCAACTGGCGGAGTACAAGAAAGAGCTTCAGGGATTGGCGGAGACCGAGGACGAGTTTGCCTCCTCCGCAAAGAGCCGATTGGAGTATCAGTACGACTTCCTCGGCAAACAGGAGGTTGCCGAGGTCGCGGCGCTGGAAGCCCAGGTGCAAAGAAAGCGCGCCGAGCAGGATCGTGCGGCCGCCGATGCGATGAAGGAGCGGCGCAGGGCCGCTCAGGCCGAGGCAGATGCTCAGGCGAAGCTCGATGCGGGGCGGATACAGGCAGGCGCCGACAAGGAACAAGTGCTGATCATCGACTGGAAAGTGCCGAGCAAAGAAGTGGTGGCCGGGGCGACCGCCCAAGAGCTCCAGCAGGCCCAGAGGATCGCGAACCTGGTGACGCCGATGGTGCTGACTGCTGTCCAGAAAAGCCGCTCGGTTTCGGTCAGGGGACGGCGCTGATGACCCGCATTCTGCTCGCCGGGATAGAGCTGCCGGCCGATCTCCAGTGGACCGATGAGTTCACGGCATGGAGGGTGGGGCAGCAGGTTCGAAACAGCCTCAATGGGGCAATGATCGTGCAGGAGTCCGCACGGCAGGCCGGGCGCCCCATCACGTTGCAGACAACCCGCGACGGCACCGCGTACGTCGGCGTGGTTGCCTTGCCCATCGTCCGCGCACTTCAGGCCAGTGAGAGCGAGGCGCGCCTAACGCCTCTGGAGTTGGTCATGCCTGCCCATAACGGCGGCGATCGCACCTTCCAGGTTCGGTGGCGTCGTGTCGATGGCCCAGCTATCGAGGTCGAGCCCACTCGCTTCGCCGTTCCCGCGCTGGATTCTGACCTTTTCTCAATCACTCTTCGCCTCATGACGGTGTAATCAATGCCCATTTCCGCAACCGACATCAAGCTCCGCCAGTCGCAGCGCCTGACAGACAATCCGGATGGTGGTGGCCGGATGATCCAGGCAGAAGTTCAGGACGGCGCCATGAACAATCTCTTCCCTGACATCGGCGATGAGGAGCGGACGACCGGCCGTGCCACGCTGCGCAAGATGTTTGTGCACGTGGACACTTCGAACGTTGATGTGCTGAAAGATGCTATCGGCGTCCTCATTGAGCCGCCGTCTGACCCGAAGGTGACGGTGAGCATGTTCGCAACAGGGTCCTACAGTGATGTGCGCCTGGACGCCAAGAACAGGGTCGAGAGCTACATCACCCGTGGAACCGAGTCGCGATTCATTCTGATGGGGAACCACTTCATCGGCCAGATGACGCTGCTGGTGTACACGACCGCAGATGCGCCAAGCCCTGACATCAATGACAACCTGTCGCTGTTGACGCCCGCCAGCTCGGGGCATGATGAGGGCGAGCAGTACGTGCGGGTGAAGTCGGTGCTCTCGCGCACGACCCGAACCTTCACGGACGATCAGGGTGCTTTCGAGCGGGATGTTCTTGTCATTGAGCTGGTCAATGCCCTGCTGCGGAATTTCTACGGTCAGGAAGTCGTCCGCTACACCGCGAGCAAGCCGGCCACCCGTGTCTACGACACGAACGTGGTGGATGCCAACAGCTATCACAGCGTGAAGCGCCTTACTGCTGCCGGCAAGCCTGGCGATCTCTCCGTGCTGGTGGATACGCCGTACGTGCCAATCGTACCCACGTCTACCGCTGAAACCCCGGTGAGCGACGTGCTCGCCGGTCTGGGCATGATGAGTTTCGTTCCTTCCGGCGCGGCGGGAAGCCTGGCGCTCAACTTTGCGTCCAGCTTCCAGGCAGGCGTACCGGTCACCCGCTACCTGGGCACAGGAATGGCCGTCGGCAGCGTGAAGGTAGTCGCCGGGAGCGTGGAGCTGGCCGACGATGGTTCCGGATCGTTGACCTCGGTGGCGGTCACGCCCTGGGGCGGAACGGTCGACTATCAGGCGGGCGTGATCTCTGTCACCCATGCTTCTGGCGCGAGCGCCACCTCTATCAGTGTCACGGCGACCCCGGCCGGCGCAATCCCCATGCAGGGCTTTACCGATGAGATCGCGGTGACTCAGAACAACCAAGGCATGGTGTGGCTGATCCAAGCGACGCCCTTGCCTGCACCTGGTACGGTGATCGTGGATTACCGGGCACTCGGTCGCTGGATTCGGTTGACCGACAATGGTCGGGGGCAACTTGTTGGCAAGCCGGGGCAGGGTAGTGGCACGGTCAATTATTCGACTGGGTCCATCGTGCTCACCGCTGGTGCGTTGCCCGATCTGAAAAGCAGCATCATCGCCGCGTGGGGCACGCCTGTGATCGCTGAATCCCGTGTGGGGGATGCGGCCATCCAGCCGCCGGCATTGCACTTCGTTCTCGGCGAGGGCTCGGCTGTCCCGGGCACCGTCAGCATGACCCTGCGGATCGGTGGTGCAGACGTCGCGGTCACCGACAATGGGGTGGGCGGCATGCTGATCGGCGGTCAGGTGCGCGGGTCAATCGCGTACTCGACGGGTGAGGTATCGCTGCGGCCTGGCACCCTGCCGGATGCGGACAGTCGCCTGGCAATCACCTACGATTGGGGGCAGCCGCTGCATGCTGCTCCGCAGCCGGTACCGGACGCGTCAGGCATCGTCTCCTTCACCTTGCCTCAGGGGCCGGTGCGCGCCGGCTCCGTTCTTCTCGATTGGTTGGTCAGCGTTACCCGTGATCGGGACGACCTGACCTCTGCGCCTCAGCCGATGCGGGTTGTCGCAAAGGACGACGGGAACGGCAACATCGTGGCCGTCTCGGTGGGCGACACAGCATCCACGACGGTGCTCGGTTCCGTGAACTACAGCACCGGCGCGGTGTCCGTGCAGGCCGGAAAGTTCATGGTGCGCCAGGTTTCCTATCCGCAGTACGAGAACCGGTCCGGGCGGCTCAGAGTTGTAGGGTACGGCCGACTGGACGTGCTTTCACAGTTCTCGGCAGGCACGATCATGTCTGCGGCGTGGCTGCTTGCAGGGGAGAGTTCGCAGCAGGCGCAGGAATCGTTGCCGCTGCCCGCCATGCAGCTGCAGCTGACACCGACTATCAGCGACAGTGTTGTGCCCGGCAGCGTGCGCTTTGGCTTCCGTGGTAGGACCTACATCGACCGGAGCGGTGGGCTGTACCACAGCATCGACCCACAGACTGGTGCCGGCGTCTACGCCGGCACTGTGGACTACACGTCGGGTATCGTGAACCTCACTCAGTGGCAGCCCGGTGGCGGCAACACCGTACAGGTGCTTTCGCTGCTGACCCGGATCGCTGACCCGGGCGTGGCGTACTCCTTCTTCCGCGCGCCAGGCTCACCACTTCGTCCGGGTATGTTCACGCTGCGTGCCAACCGACTGGACGGAGAGCTGCTGACGGCGACAGCTGACATCAACGGTGACATCACCAGCGCCCAGATCCGCGGCCATGTGGATTGGGAAAGCGGTGTGGCGAAGGTGAAGTTCGGTCAGTTGGTACCGGTCGCTGGCAATGAAGGCCAACCGTGGTTTGATCCCGGTCAAGTGGAAGGCGACCAGGTCTGGCGCCCGGCGCTCGTGCTTGCCGGCTCTATCTACATGGGGGCGGTGGTCTACAGGTCCATTCCGCTCTCCGAAGTGGTTATCGGCTTGTCATCGGTCCGCCTGCCGAGCGACGGACGTGTGCCGGCATTCAAGCCGGGTCAAACGGTGTTGATCCATCACACGGCCAAGCACAGCATCACATCGCCGCAGGCGGGTCAGGGTGTGGCCTTCGGCCGCACGCGAATCGCCGGTGTGGAGGTTAGGGATTCCAAAGGGGCTCCCGTCGACAGCGCCTGGTATGTCGTGGATCTCGCCTTGGGGCGGCTGACCTTCAGCGACCCTCTAAATTTGTCCGCGTATACCCTGCCCATCGTGATCAGTGAGCGTGTCGAGGATCGCCGGCTGGTAGTCCAGCCTCAGATCACGGGGGAGATCGAGATCAACAGTGGGCTTACTCATGATTTCCCCGCTGGGGAGGCCATGATCAGCGCGGCCCTGCGCCTTGGTGAGGCCAACGGGTCGCTCGACCTGCAGGCACGCACAGTGAACCTGTTCGACCAGGCAGCCTGGACTGGCGTGTGGAGCGACCTGCTGATCGGCAGCGCCGCACCTGGCACGTTCAACGACACCGACTATCCGCTGGTGGTAGCCAATGCGGATGCGATTACCGAGCGATGGGCGATTCGCTTCAACAGCTCCACGACGTTCGAGGTGATGGGCGAGACGGTCGGCACCATCACGGCAGGGTCGGTCACCGCCGATTGCGCACCTACCAATCCGCGCACGGGGCGTCCCTACTTCACGATCCCGCGAGCAGGCTGGGGCTCCGGGTGGTCTACCAACAATGTGGTTCGCTTCAACACAGTCGGAGGCTTGGCGCCGATCTGGTTGGTACGGACCACGCTCCCAGGTACGCCTGAAAGCGTCGTGGATTCGACTCGCTTCCAGGTCATTGGCAACGTCGCAGGAGTTCAAGCATGAGTCTCGTTCCAACTATTTATCGAAGCACCGATTCAGGTGCGCCGCTGCTTTCGGGTGTGCCTGGCGCACTGATCGCGCTCCTCGATGCCGTCTTGGTCGATGGCTATGGCGTCGGCGCGGGAAGGAAGGATGGTCTGGGGTGGACGAAGGGGTTCGGCGGCGTGAACATTCGTGCCTACCAGAACTCGCAAGTGTCCGGCACCGGTTACTTTCTGAGGGTCGATGACACTGCTGCAAGATCGGCGTTGCTGCGTGGCTACTCGTCCATGAGCGACTTGAACACGGGGGAAGACGCGACACCCTCGCCGTCGCTCAAAGCGAATGGGTCAATGTGGGAGAAGTCCAACGTAGCGAGCGGTGCATTGCGTCATTGGATAGTTATCGGTACTGAGCGGTTCTTCTACCTATTCGTTGATACGGGCGGAAACTACGGAACCCAGGGTTACGCGGGAACGCATGGTCACTACGCTGGTGACATCACGTCGATGAAGCCCGGTGATCGACATCATTTTGTCGTTTCCTACAAGGGCAGCGACAGTGAGGGAAGTAGCGGCGTCGGGTATGGATTCAAGGCTCGGCAGTGGTCTGATTTCGGAAACGCGGATTCTCAGACATCGGCCTTTGTTGGACGCTCAATGTCTGGAATTCCAGGTTCGATTCGATCCTTTGTCTCTGCTGCAGCCGCGACGACAAACACCACGTTGGGGAATCAGTCCAACTACCCAACCTATCCGTACATTGGAAACGGCGGGCTGCTCTATTCGACCGTGGATATCCTGGAATCCGCAATGCAGCCGCGTGGCTTCTTGCCTGGCATCTACGCACCTATCCACCGACGGCCTTTCCCTGAGCTGACCGTTGTGTCCGACGTGGATGGGCTCCCGGTCGGTACTCAGCTTCTGGCGAAGTGCGTCACCGCTGACAGTTTCTCGCCCGGCTTCAACGAAACATACACCGGCCAGATTCTCATCGACATCACGAATGCGTGGGGATGACCGTGGGAATCCCGTCAACTAGATATGGTGCAAGGAACGCCAAGGTCACATGGAACGTTCCGCGTGCGGCGGTTCGGGTTGGCGTTCGCAGCTCGTCCGGCCAAGCGTGGGCGGGGCCCGGCTATCTCGCCGGTGAGGCGCCGAAGACGAACGACCCGGCTGAGCCAGACGGGAGGTTGCGCATTCTGAACCAGCCCGCTCAGGGGCGGATCATGGTCTTTGAGCGCGGCAGCGGCATCTGCGTGGCGTCCACTATGAGCCGCGCGGACGGCACTTGGAGAGTAGATCGTCTCCATCCGGCATTCCGTTTCACGGTCATTGGCTTCGATGACCTCGGTCGGCAGAATGCCGCAATCCAGGACTGGATTGCGCCGGCGGCGCGCGAGTAGCCAATGGACCAGCTGGGCAACAGGGTAGTGCTGAACCTGGGCCCGCTCGCTGCGGCGGGCGGTGCCCTGGTCGGCCTGAATCTTGGCGTCAACTGGTGGACGGAGGAGCCGCCGGAACCCGAGCGCGCCTACCTTCGGACGAGTTCCTCGCTCTCATGGTCGGTGGCTCGCCCGCGCGCAGCCATGATTCTGGTTGGATGGGGATGCGCGGGTAGCGCATCGATTGTGGCCTCTTCCGGTTGGCGTGGCGCGCCGCGCCTGGAGGGGGGCGCCACAGCCACAGGATGGGGTCTTACACCACTGCTGAGCCGTGGGGGCACCCTGCGGTGGCGGTCTTCGCAGGGCGTTCTTCGGCGGTCAAATGCCCAGCCGTGGCGGTCCATGGACTCCGAGGGCGTGTCGCTGCTATCCCGATGGGGCACGCCAAGCATCCTCGGCACGGGCGGCGCTTTGCGCTGGTCTTCGCAGGATCAGGTGAGCGCATCGACAGGGACGCGTTGGCTTTCAAGCAATTCAGCGCGAAACCAATGGCAGGGCAGCTGGGGGTGCGGCGATCGTTTGCCCAGGTCCTGGCGGCTGCGCTGGGGGAGTGCAGCCAAACTTCCATGGATCGTGCGACCTCCAGTTCCACCCGATCCTGATCCCGAGCCCGGTTGGCCGGCCGGCAACATGGTCGGACTGAATTTGGGCTGCCCGGTGGTTGGTGGCTTCGGAGTTGTTCCACTCAATCTCGGCGTTGTCGCGTGCTACGCGGTGCGCCCGCAACGAAGGACGTATGTCGTGATCAATACCGTGTCATTCGTACGGCTTCCGGACCGTATGCCGATCGAAGTAACAAGAATCACCCTGGAATCGGGCCGGAGCGCGTGGGGCTGGACGTTCGACTTTGAGCTAGCCGATCCGGCACAGCTTGAACTCCTGAAACCCACGGCAGCGGGCCCGCGCCAGTTCGAGGTTGTGCTTAACGGGCACGCTTGGACCGGGATCGTGGAGAGCTATCAGAAGCAGCGCGAGTTCGCGGATGGGGCGGTGCGCCTGAGTGGTCGCTCGCGAACCGCGCTTCTCGCTACGCCCTACGCGCCAGCTCGGGTGAAGGTCACCGGTGACGATAGGAGCGTGTCGCAACTGGTGGTGGAGGAGCTTGCCGATACGGGCTTCACAAGCCAGTACGGGACTGTCGACTGGATCGTTCCCGCCGGTGCTTGGTTCTACGACGCGAACACGCCTCTCGATGCCATCAGTGGCTTGGCCGGGGCAAGTGGCGCGGTGGTGCAGTCCGACCCGGCCCAGCCGATGTTGCGGGTGCGAGCCAGCTATCCGGTAAGTCCGTGGCTGTGGCGGGACTCACCTCCTGACCACGTTGTGCAAGAGGACATTGTTCTTACCGAGAGCCTCCAGATGCGCAGCGCGCCACTGTACGATGCGGTGGTGGTCACCGGTGAGCTGCCGGGGAAGGGCATCACCTGCAAAGTGCGCAAGGACGGTGAGGCAGGTCAGCTGTTCGCGCAGCAGGTCAGCAGCCCGCTGATCAATGTTGCTGCTGCTGCCGCCGAGCGCGGTCGGAACATCCTCAGTGATCGCGGTGAGCAAGCCGCCGTCGACCTCACTATGCCGCTGTTTCCCAAGCCGCTTAAGCCAGGCGAGATCGGCCCTATCATGCCGTTGGATCTGGTGGAGGTCGTTGGCGCTGCGGGGCGGTGGCACGGGCAGTGCGAGTCGCTGCGCGTTGATGTTGTGATCGATCAACAGGCAGTGGTGATCGAGCAGACCGTAACCCTTGAAAGGCACTATAGCGATGCGGACTGACCTTTGGGATCAATTCGGCGAACTGGTCAGCAGCAACCCTCGATTGCTGGCGACCGTCACCGCGCACAACAGTGATGGCACCAGCACGCTGACGACCTATGACGGTGTACAGATGCGAGCGTTCGGCCAGCTGCAGCAGACCATCCCATACAACGTCTGGGTTCGCGGTGGTCGATTGGTTGAAGCGGCTCCGAATCTTCCGGTGATGGAAGTCACCATCTAGCAAGACAGGGCGCTGCCCAGATGCCTGCAAGCATCCAGGCAGCGCCGCAACACAGGTGGTCTCAGCACCTGGCATTGGCCGTGGCCCCGTCGCCCTCGCGAGAGCGGCGGGATTGTCGGCTTCCTCTATCGCAAATACTGAGAAACCATGCCCAAGCCCATCATTTCCTGGCCGGGCGGCAAGCGCCGCCTACTGAAGCACCTGTATCCCCACTTCCCGATTCACGATTGCTACGTCGAGGCGTTTGCTGGTGGCGCCGCCTCACTGCTGATGCGGCCGTATCCAGCCCAGATGGAAGTGCTCAACGACATCAACGGCGAGCTGGTCTCCCTGTACCGCTGCGTGCGGCATCACCTGGACGAGTTCGTGCGCATGTTCCGCTGGTCCCTGGTATCGCGGCAGATGTTTGAGTGGGCGCAGATGGAGCGGCCGGAGACGTTGACCGACATTCAGCGTGCTGCGCGCTTCTACTACCTGCAGAAGCTCGCCTTTGGGGGGAAGGTGCAAGGTCAATCGTTCGGGGTAGTCACCGCAGGAGGTCCGCGGTTGAACCTCCTGCGCATCGAGGAGGAGCTGAGCGCGGTGCATCTCCGTCTGTCGAACACCGTGATCGAGTGCCTCCCGTGGCAGGAATGCGTGCGGCGCTACGATCGGCCGGGGACTCTGTTCTACCTCGATCCGCCGTACTGGGAGACCGAGGGTTATGGCGTCGAGTTTCCCTTCTCGGAATACGAAGCCATGGCCGAGCTGATGCGCAGCTCGGCTGGGCGATTTGTGGTCTCCATCAATGATCACCCTCAGATCCGGGAGGTGTTCGCCGGCTTCGACCTGGTGCCGTTGCAGCTCGACTACACCATCGGCGGCGGACAAGGGAGGGGGAAGAAGTTCGGGGAGCTGATCATCAAGAGCTGGGACGACAGCCAGGCCACCCTGCTGTAGACATCATGCAATCTGCTGGAGCAGGTCTTCGCGATTGTTTCGTGGTGTGTTGACCGCGCGGCTGACCCTATAGGCCTCCATGGACGGAGGCGAGCTTGCCAGCAGCATCGCCATGGCGTCGTCGGGGCTGGGCGCCCTCCAGTCATCGATCTGGTCAACCTGGAGCCAGACCGGCATGCGGTCGTGGATGTCGGCCGAGACGCCGCTGCTGTCGCCGGTGATGATCGTGAAGGTGCCCAGGTTTCCGTCGGGCAGCAGCGGGCTGGTGTCCTCCCACAGGCCGGCGGCGAGCAGCGGCTCGGTGGCGTGGATGAACCACGGGTCTTTCTTGCCGTCCTCGGGGCTGACCGACCACTCGTAGTAGCCGGCCATCGGTATCACGCAGCGGCGCTTCTTGAACGCGGTTCGGAAGGCGGGCTTGGCGGCCACCGTCTCGATCCGGGCGTTGATGGTCGATCCCTGCAGGCCCTTGGCCTTGGCCCAGAAAGGCAGCAGGCCCCAGGCCAGGCGCGTGACCTGCCGGCCTTCCCCCCGGTCCAGGATCACCGACGCTCGCTGCGTCGGTGCCAGGTTGTAGCTGGGGTGGATCTCGGCCAGGCCGGGGGAAAGGTCAGCCAGCCCCGGCTGGCCGAAGTCGATCACGGGTAGCTGGACGAATCGGCCGCACATGGCCGGAGGGTAGCTCGGCCGGCTGTGCCCGGGGCGTGTAGGGACAGCCCGACCCGACAGGGCGAGGTTGCCCGATGGTGTCAGCGGGGCAGGGCGGGCATTCTGAGCTTGCCGGATCCGGGGCCGCAGGCAGCTCAACCCGAGGGCGCGTGAGCAGCGCCGTGCCGGCACCGATCCCGAACGATTCAGCCACGTGGTCCTTGCGTTCGCAGGATCTGCGACGGCCGGTCGTATCCTCCCGGCCATGCGTTCCTCCCACGGCTTCCGCACCGCCCCAATTCCCTCTGGCTGGGTCCAGACCGGCGAGCGCTGGGCGCTCTGGTACAACGGCCGCGAGACGGCCAGCGTCACTCCTGACGGCGGCCCCGGGGTGCGCCTGTGGATGGAAGGTCAGAAGATGTGGCACACCAAGGAAGCGCGCGCCGCCAACATCCGGCAGGCGAAGCGCTACGCCGAGCGCTGGTGTGCGGCCAGGCTGTATCCCGGCCTACCTCTACGCGAGGCCGTGGCGCGTCTGACAGACAGCACCCCGATCCAGCCGCCGCCGCCGCTTCCTGGTCTGCCGCCGACCCGCGAGCAGCAGCAACAGGCCCGGCGCTTGGCCGAGGCCGGGGCGAAGGAGGTGGAGCGCATCAAGGCAGCGCTGGAACCGCGCAAGCCGCCGGCAGAGGCGAAGCCCCGAGCGAGGGACGCTCGCAAGGCATGGATCAGGGCAGGGCTGCGCGATCTACGTGGTTGGTGAACGGAGAGGGTTCCCGAATACACGGGAGCTGCCCATTGCGAGACTAGGGGCCTGTTCGTAGGCCTCCTGAATTGAACTCAATCTAAGCTGTTGACTACAATGCACAGTACGCCAGCCTTCTAAGCCGCTCGACTAGCGGACTTCAGATGCTTTCTGTGGTGGCTTCCTGCCTGTTAATCTTCCCCGTAATGGACTTTGCAATCAGGGGGATGGATAGTGGCAAACATTACTTTTATTCAGCAGAATGCTCCGATCGATGAGTATGGTCGGGCGCTGTACGCGATTGCGCGATCAATACTTCGAGCGCTTCTCGACTCATTGAGTAAGGACGACCTTCAAGATCTGAACTCGGATTTGAAGGATGTCACCATGAGGCAGTTAGCTAAGGTCGTCCGGCTTGATCGGGACAAGGGAATGCGCGGGGACGGGTTTGAATGGGCCGTTCACGAGGCAATCATTGGTGGCGAGCCAACCGTGACAGAGCTGGTGCATGACGGTATTCGGCGGGCCTCTCGTTCCATCAGTGGTGCAAAGCCAGAGTCACTACTGTTCGGCTATGAGCGGGCCAAGTACCTATGGTTCCTTGAGGCAACGATCAAGGCTGCAGGTGAAGCACCATACCTCTTGCCTGATGGAAGAGGTCGGCCCTACAAATTCGATACCTGGGTAGCGAAGGCGGCTAAGGGTCAGGAAGCCGAAGCTGAGCTGACCGAACGGATCCAGAAGATCTGGAAAACGGACTTGTTTCTTACAGGGACAGGAGACGAGAGATACCTGGCCGCGACGGTGAAGTCCAACTATCGATTGCTGGAGGGAGGGCGCGGGCTAAAGATCGGTATCGTTCCCGAGTCGACCGTCACTGGACATAAGCCCGGTGTGGCGTTCGATAAGAAGCACGGATTGTGGCTCGTCACTTTAGAAGATCCAACAGGATTCACCGGCTTGTACAACGACGCGTACTTGGCGGTTGGTAGAGCGATGTGCTCGTTGGGTAAGCAAGAGGCTCCGCCGTACTACACGAAGCCGAGTGCCAAGGCTCAGAAGATGCAGGAGCAACTTGAGAAGTACCCCACCGCAACGGTCGTCGACATCGAAGGTGCACTTGATGAGGCTGCGCAGCAGAACTTGGTGAATGTCGCCCATCAGCTTGTGAGCGTTAACGCGCCCGATTGGCTGCATCTCAAACAGGCTGCTCCTAAGATCATTGCGCCGAAGCCAAGTTTCGAGCGTCTATAA